CGGTCTCCGATCAGCTCGATTTCAACGAGAAGCTGCAGGCGGCGAAATCGCTGATCGACGAGTGTTTGCGGGAATGGACCAAGGACAGCCGCTCGGAGATCCGGGCGCTGATCGACCAGGCGTTCCAGGTGGACAAGAAGGGGCGGATCAATGCCAAACGCATCCTCTCCCTGCGGCAGCTCAAGATCGATGACCCGACCTGGCAGCGGGCCATGGAGGCCATTGCCGACGCGGTGACGGTGGTCGGCAGCCGGGTCTATTTCCGCATCTACGAGCGGGATGAGCACGGCAACTACCGGCAGATCCCGCTGGATTTTTCGGGCTGTTGAGGAGGTGACGGGTGAGCATGCTGTGTGCCGGATGCGGGATGATGGGGAGCATGCTGTGCGCCGAGTGCGATCGGCGGGCCATGGCGGCGCCTCATTGCTGGTCGAAAAACAAGAAACGGGAGGAGAAGATGCTGCACATACGGTGCCGGAACTGCGGGGGCGCGATCCCGCTCAACACGATCAAGATCATACTGAGCGTCGATGAAGACGCGGTCGCGCTGCTTTACCACTGCATGCATTGCCATCAAGAGTTTTGCGCGGTGGTGGAAGAGTCCGATTTCGAGAAGGTGGACGATTAAACAGGGAGGTTGAACGATGAAAAAAATTATGATCGGTACAATTTGTTTTTTCCTGCTGGCCCTTGGGCCGGCGGTCCAGGCGCAAACTTTAACGTGGGCGGCCTGCGTCCCCACGCAGATCGGACCGTATGGCGACATTGTCAGAGTCCAAGCTTCCGGGTGCAATGTTGACCCGTCAAGCGGGAAATCAGGATGGATGACGCTGGCCCCGGACAATATTGACGCGGTCTATCAAATGATGGCGGTGATCCTGACCGCGATGACCGAGCACAAGCCCATTGCCGTCGGGTTTAACGAGGAGTCCAAGGACGCGGAGGGGTACAATATTGTCCATGCCCTGGTATTCAACAACAAGGAAACCGTCAAGCCGCCGCTGGATCTCGACAGGCCGATAATCGGGGAAGAGGAATAAGGCGAAATCCCGCCGCCGGCGGGATCGTCCGGGCGTGGCGGTCCGGGCCTGATGAGCAGCCATACCAGAAGACAGAGGACGGAGGACAGATGACAGAGGGCGGACAACATACTGAGCGGCGCTGCCATTACGAGCCGAAGAGGGTTGCCGTCAGTGGCGATGGCAAGTGCCACCATTTCGAGCGGAGGAGATAACATGGGGGTACCGAGCTTGAAAGCGAAGGCGGCGCGCAATTACCGCAAGGCGCGGCACGAGAGAGTGCGATGCGAGCACTGTACATATTTTGTCCCTGATTTTGAAGTCAAGTCCTGCGGCATGGAAGACCGGACGGTCCGGATCGAGGGGCGGTGCAAGCTGATCGGGCTGGCGCATAGCCGACGGTACCGGGTGCTGCCGCATTTTGTCTGCGAAGATTTTGCCTGGAGAAGTTGACGAGATGGAGTGGACCAAGAAGCGGGCGCGGCAGTACACCAGGCTGCGGATCGCGACGGCAAAGGAGTCGCTCACCAGGGCCGCCGGCTACTGGGGCGACCTGGATTACAGCGTGATCGACGCGATCGACCAGGCCATTGCCGCCCTGGATGAGATCGGCCTGGCCATGGACGACGCGGTGGGGCTTGAAGAGGACGGAGACCAGTGAGCGTTGACGCGACCATTATATTCCTGATCGGGTTTATTGCCGGGGTTTTCGCCGGGCTGGCGTTGGCGATGGAGAAGTGGATTCGGATGGACAATGCGCCGCGGATCAAGGTGCCTCCGGGAACGGGCGGGCTGGTGATCACCTCGTACAGGCATATCGAAGTTGTTGACTGCAACACTGGAGACGGAGGGAACCATGAGGGCAAAGGCGCGGACGGTGCTGATCACCGGTGAGTGCGGGAAGTGCGGGAAGTTTGACGTGGTGCGGAAGCGCAAGCCGATCCGGTCGGACGGCTGCCCGGAGCGCGACCTGCCGAACAACGTGGTGTGCCCGACCTGCCACTGCTGGGCGGAGATCATCAAGGTGAAGGATCGGTAGCGGCCATGAAAAAGATTGAAGGCTCCTTTTATGGGTTGATAGCAGTGCTCGTTTTTTTGGGCTTTGTCGGGGCGATCTACATGGCCGGCATCGTTGTGACACGGAAGATGCAGGTCCATGTGCCCGTTGACATCCCCGACGATCGGGATCGGCAGCGGCGGGTGCACGTGGTGCGGGCCGGGGTGCTGCTGGATGATGTGGCGGAGAGCGGGCGGCGCGGGGTGTACGTGATCACCGACCGGGACACCGGGGTGGAGTATATCGGTATTTCCGGCATCGGGATCGCGGAGGTGCGGCGATGAAATTGACCTGTCCGGTATGCGGGGCGGTGGCCTCTGCTGAGGCGTGGGAGAATGACGCGCAGTGGCGGGAGATGATGCGGGTCGTGCTGAGCCTGCCGGCACCGGTGGCCACGGTATCGCTCGGGTATTTTTCCCTGTTCCGGCCGGGCAAGTCGGCCCTGAGCGTCAAGAAGGCGCTGCGGCTGGCCAAGGAGATCGCGGCCCTGGTCGCGCCGGAGTATGTCCGGGTGCAGGGCAAGCCGGCCAGGCGGTGTTATCCGGCGACGTGGGCGCAGGCCATGGAGCAGATGAGCGAACGGCGGGGCAGCCTGCAGTTGCCGCTCAAAAACCACAACTACCTGCGGCAGATCGCCTGGGGCCTGGCCGACGCCGAGGATGCGGCCAACGAGGCCAGGCGGCGGGAGATGGAGGCGGCGGGGAATTACCGGGGCGCGGTCCCTCACCCGGCCGCCGGCGACCCCCTCCCAGCGGGCGACGGGGTTGATGATGGGCTGCTGCCGATCGAGAGGGCCATGAGGAGCAAGCAATGAGAGTACGGGTGACGTTTGAAACAACAATCGACAAAGACGTGTCCGCCGAACAGGTGAAAGAATGGCTGGAGTTCCTTCTTTGGGGCGGCGGATTGTTTGCCGACCATCCATTGGTCAACGATGACCTGGAAGCCGACCTGAGCAGCATTACCGTTGAGGAATTATGAGTAGTACCTGCAAAGAGCTGACCGGCTGCCGGGCGTTTCCGGCGGGGTGCGGGTGCCCGGCGGAGTGGTGTGAAGAGAGCCAGCACGAGGCCATGTGCCGGGGGTGCCGGTATTTCACCAGCGGCCGGCGGGTGTCTTTGTATCAGCGGAGGAAGAGAGATGCCGACGCACGCTGAGTATGCCAAGATCAATATAGCCTGCAAGGAGCTGGGGATCGACAAGTATGCACTGCTGGCTGACCGCTACAAGCTGGAGTCGTCGAAGCAGCTCTCCCGTCGGCAGGTGTTCGATTTGCTGGAGCATCTGCGGGCCATGGGCTTTCGGGCGCGCCGGAAGAAGACGAGCAGTCCGCGCTATGACGACGCCCAGATGCGCAAAGTGGTGGCCCTGTGGATCACCCTGCACAAGGCGGGGGCGGTGCGGTCCGGGGCCGACCAGGCCCTGCAGAAATACGTCAAGCGGATGACCGGCGCGGACAACCTGAAATGGTGCGGCCCGCGCGAGTTGAGCAAGCTGATTGAAGGGCTGAAAAGTTGGTGCCAGCGGGTGGGGGTGGAGATTGAGTAGGAAGATCGTGCGGCTGCCGGCCGAGTACATGCCGGAAATAGACGAGCTGCCCGGCGACCTGGCGCGGATCGCGGCGGCGATCGACGACGCCCTGCCCGGCCGGGGGGTGGAGCTGACGCTGATCATCGCCCAGGTTTTCCCCGGCCAGCCGCTTTACATCCGCAACATCGAGTACCTGATCCGCCGGCGGCGGGACGATGCCATCCGGGACCGGTACGACCAGGGCGGCGTCACCATGCTGGCCCTGGCCTGTGAGTACCAGTTGTCCCTGGCCCGGATCAAGCAGATCCTGGCGGTGCCTGGGGAGAAGGAAGAGGAAGGCAAGCAGTTGAAGCTGTTTGCTTAAAGGGAGATGAGCATGGACGAACGTTATGTGCTGGATATCAGCGAAGCGGACAAACCGGCGTGGTGGCAGCATGGCGACCCGGTGGAGCTGCCTCTTGTTACCGGCCGGCACTGCTACGATTATGACATGGTGATGGTGGAGCTGCCGACGGAAATGGTCGAGCGTGCGTATGACTGCCTGTTGCAGTGGTACGCGGACAACCGCCTGATGGCGAGAGAACATCTGGACGAAAGCGTCTGCCTGCCGATCGGCGTGGACGCTGCGGATATCCTGCGCCACAGAGGAGTATTACGCAAAAAGGACGGGGAAGGCAAGTAATCAAAGCTGTTCAGCGGCCAAGGATGAGGTGAGGGTTTGCTTTTGCAGCCCTGGTTTGATAGCATGTTAAACGGTCGACAACGAAAAAAGTTAACCGGCCTGCGGAACACAGAGCCAGGGAGAAGCAAAGTGTCCGCGTTTGGCGACTGGTTATGTTTAGTTTTTTATGGAGGATAACATGTTTGCGTATCTTATTGATAGCGATGGCGAATTGGTTGAACGATTGAACGATGTACCAGTTGGATTGACCAGCGAAGAGATAAACGTGCCTTATATTAATTTTTTTGTAGCGTCGATGAACACTGATTCTTGCAAAACGATATCGGTGAAAATTATAGATATTGTTATTGAAAGCGGCGCAAGGATAAAGGCACTTGGGTTTACAAGCAAAGATGATCATGAGGCTGTGTTGCGCTACATGGGAAGGAACATAACTACTTTTTAAAGGAGGATTGGCCATGCGTATTGTTATTCTTGCCGCCTGCGCGGTTCTGCTGGGCTGCCATGTTGCCGCGGCGGAATGCCGGCAGTTCATTGAGCTGTTGCCCGCGAAGGAGGTTGCCAGGGAAATGGGCACCACCGAGGCATGGGTGGTCGCGAATCACAAGATCAATGTCTGGTCCAAGCCGACAGAAAAGGGCAGGCATCCGCGGATCGGGTATCTGCTCCCCGGCTCCAGGGCGCTGCTGCTCGGCACCTCGGCCCAGGATGTAAGAATCAGGAGTCCGTTTGATAAATCAGTTGGGTGGGTTGGCAAGATCCAGGTTAAGGGAACCCTCATGCTGGACGACAAAACCTATGAGCCCTGCAAGTAAAACATGCCGCCCGTGCGAACACCTGCGGGCGGCAGCCTATTATTATCAGCAGGCCTGGAAACAGCTCGATATGTTCCGGGCCGAGCGCGGCACCGGCGGGCTGCCGGACTGGCCGGAGTGGTGTTACTGCCCGATGGCCGGGGCGTATGCGGTGGTGTCCGGCGGCGGCAACGGCCGCTGCGACATGGACACGATCGGCGACGTGGCACGGATCGCGGCGCTGTCGGCCTGGCGGATGACCCAGGGAATCTATCGGTTTGATCCTGCATTGTACGCCAGGCTGATCGAGACGCCGGTGGGCAGGCTGCCGGTGGACGTGCTCTACCGGCTGCCGGAATGGTGCGTGTACATCGAGACCCCTGATCTGCAGTGGCTGGGCTCGCGGCTGGCTGGGTTTTTTGCGCACTTGGAGTGGGACGCCAACAGCGGCCGGCCGGAGCTGCGGCTGCTGCTGGACATCGACGACGAGCAGGGTCCGCGCCTGGTGGCCCAGCCGTTGCACCTGACGGCGGCGACGCTGGAGGAGGCCATGGCTGCGGCCCTGGCCGAATCGGGGCGGCAGATGATCAACCAGGGGCGCACCAGGATGTACGAGGCCATGCCGGCCGATTTAGCGCCGACACTGGCGCGGCCGCTGGAGCCGTTGCTGTCCCTGCTGCTGTACCTCTGCTCCGAGGCGGCGGATTTCGGCGGGCGGATGCCGCCGGCCCTGCCGCAGCCAACCAAGACCAAGAAAGGATTGAAAATTTTTCCGCCGAGTGCGCCGCGGCGCTGGGATGTCGGAGTGCGGATCGGCGCGGCTCTGCGTCGGGCTTACTCCGAGCATGAGACTGGCGGCGCCGGCGAGCCCGGAGAGTCCGGCCGCGCACGGCCCAGGCCCCACGTCCGCCGGGCGCACTGGCACAGCTATTGGACCGGACCCCGTGACGGCGAACGGCAGGCAATCGTCAAGTGGATTCCCCCGGTACCGGTCAATGTCGATGATATCGGCGACCTGCCGGCGACGGTGCGGCCGGTGAAATAATCACCCTCATCCGGCCTGCGGCCACGTTCTCCCCCACGGAGAAGGATTTTTTCCTCCAGCTTCGTCTCCACTGCTCCATATATAGTATAGCGCTATCCCTAACATCTTCCTGTTGATCTCCCTATAACATAGGTATTACGCACCGAGCGGGTGTTCTTCTTCTTCGCCATCGTGGACCCTGGGCGGCCTGGCCGCCCGGGGTTCCCGTGCAGGGGGCCGGGTGGACAATGATCTCCCTATAACATAGGTATTACGCACCGAGCGGGTGTTCTTCTTCTTCGCCATCGTGGACCCTGGGCGGCCTGGCCGCCCGGGGTTCCCGTGCAGGGGGCCGGGTGGACAATCTTCTTGAACAGATAACGCCTCATTTCAAGCTGCGCGAGCTGCAATGCAAGTGCGGCTGCGGGCGGATGGGCATCGACCAGGCGTTCCTGGAACGGCTGGAGGACTTGCGGACGGCCTATAACCGGCCGATGATCATCAACTCCGGCTACCGCTGCCCCGAATACAACAACAGGGTTTCCACCACTGGCAGGACCGGGCCGCATACCATCGGCGCGGTGGACATCCGGGTCCATGGCACGGACGCCCACATCCTGCTGCACATGGCGCTGATGATCGGCTTCACCGGCATCGGCATCAAACAGCACGGGCCGCACAGCGGCCGGTTCATCCACCTCGACAACCTGCCGGCCCACACGGCGAGCCATCCGCGGCCCTGGATATGGACGTACTGAGCGGGGGGAAGGCTGTAGGCTGCAGGCTGAAGGCTGTTATGGGAAGGGTCGCATGGCTGCGCGGGCTGTACGAAATATGGAAATGGAAGCGGACCATGGATGATGTCGATCTCGCTCAGCGCAACCAGATGGACGACATCAACCGGGCGCTGCGCAACAGGATGTCGCGGGCCGGAAGCAGGCTCATTGTACATAGCGGGACCGGGGAAGGGATCTCTACGCTTTGCGAAGACTGCGACGTGGAGATCCCGCAAGCGAGGCGGCGGGCGGTACCGGGTTGCACCAGGTGTGTGGTCTGCCAGGAGCAATTCGAGAGGGAGGGGAAATGACGCCGGAACAGATCGCTACGCTGACGGCGCTGGCAAGCATCCTGAAATCGATTGGTACCTGGCCGGTGCTGAGCGTGATCGTGCTGGTCCTGTTCGGGCCGTGGATCGTGTTGATCCTGGTCGGCATCAATCTGAACAAGCGGGTTGAGGCCCAGGCCAAGATGTACGAAAACAACGTCGCCCTGGTCGAGGAGACGCTGACCCTGGCCAAGGGCTACAGAGACCACCTGGTATGGTCGACCCAGATGGTCGATAACGCCAATCATATCGCCACGAACAACCTGTTTTGTCCATGGGTGCGCAAGAACACAAATCCAAAGGACATTGAAAAATGAGTGAACGACTACAGATGCAGGGCCGGCTGGCCGAACTCAGGCAGGAAGCGCACAGTCTGCGGATGAAGATCGAAGCGGCGTGCCGAACGATTCGGGGCGAGCTGAACACTACCATCAGGGAGGTCGAGGACATCGACATCCCCCTGGCGTCGCAGCAGATGGACGACCTGGTCATGGCCCAGGCCGAGCTGCTTGCTGTCAACAGCAAAATCGCCAGGCTGGAGAAGGAGCTGGGCCTTGGCTAAGAAGGGGGATCGCGCATACCTGGAGCCCCAGGCGCAGCGGCTCTATGCGGAGGGCTACAGCCTGAGTGATATCGCCGCCCGGCTCGATGTGTCGGTCACCAGCCTGGCCAAGTGGAAAGAGGAATCGAAAGTGCCGTCGGCCGACTTGGATGAATGGGACCGGGCGCGGCTGCAGAAGCGCTCGAACATTCAAAGGCTGCGGGATCTGTTCGAAGACCAGTTGACTCACCTGGAGGCGTTATCCGCCAGGGAGCGGACGGCGCCGATGATGGACACCCTGTCAAAAATGGGCGCCCTGCTGGAGCGCTGGGACAAGCTGGAGAAGGCGCAGAGGGTGGCCGACGAGGTTGAACAGGTGGTGAAGAAGGCCGGTCTCACCGACGACACGGTCGACCGGATCAGGCGGTCTATCCTGGGGATCAACAACGAATGAGCGGAACGACGCCATACGCGCTGCTGCTCTACCAGCAGAAATGGGTGGCCGACCGGACGCCGGTCAAGGTGTACGAGAAGTCCCGGCGGGTCGGCATCTCCTGGAGCGAGGCGGCCGATGATGCCCTGTACGCGGCCAGCGAGTCTGGGGACGATGTCTGGTACATCGGCTACAACAAGGACATGGCCGAGGAGTTCATCGGCGACTGCGCGTTCTGGGCTAGGCAGTACAACCTGGTTGCCGGCGAGATCCAGGAGGAAGTTCTGGAAGATGAAGGCAAGGACATCCTCACCTTCCGGATCACCTTTGCCTCCGGCCACCGGATCGTGGCGCTGTCGTCACGGCCCAAGAACCTGCGCGGCAAGCAGGGCCGGATCGTCATTGACGAGGCCGCGTTCCACGACGATCTCCGGGGCCTGCTCAAGGCGGCCATGGCCCTCCTGATGTGGGGCGGCGAGGTGCGCATCATTTCCACCCATGACGGCGAGGAGAACCCGTTCAACGAGCTGATCAACGACATTCGGGCCGGCAAACGGCCGTACAGCCTGCACCGGACCACCTTCGACGATGCCCTGGCGGCGGGACTGTACAAGCGGATCTGCTTAGTCAAGGGCCGGAAGTGGACGCCGGAGGCGGAGGCGGCCTGGCGGCAGGAGATGATCGACTCCTACGGTGACGACGCCGACGAGGAACTGTTCTGCATCCCCAGCAAGGGCGGCGGGACCCCGCTGACCAGGGCGCTGGTCGAAACCTGTCTGGAGGAAGGCATCCCGGTGCTGCGCTACGAGCAGACCGACGAGTTCACCCTGATGGACGATGAATACCGGCTGTCCGTGGTCCAGGACTGGATCGACGACAACCTGGTCCCCTTGCTGGAAACCCTGGACAAGGATCGTCTTTCCTACTTCGGCGAGGACTTCGCCCGGTCCGGCGACCTGACCGTGATGCTGCCGCTGCAGGAGACCCAGGGCGCGACCTTCCGCTGCCCGTTCATCGTGGAGCTGCGCAACATGCCGTTTAAGCAGCAGGAGCAGATCTGCTTCTACATCCTGGACCGGCTGCCCAGGTTCTGCCACGGCGCCTTCGACGCCCGGGGCAACGGCCAATACCTGGCCGAGGTGGCGCAGCAGAAATACGGGCCAACCAGGATCAGCCAGGTGATGCTGTCCGATGCCTGGTACCTGCAGAACATGCCCAGGTACAAGGCGGCATTCGAGGATCGGTCGATCACCCTTCCCATGGATGCCGACGTGATCGAAGACCACCGGGCGCTGAAAAAGGTCAAGGGCGTGATCAAGCTGCCGGAAACCAGGACGGACGAAAAAGGCTCGAAAAAGAAACGGCACGGTGACACCGCCATTGCCGGGGCGCTGGCTTGGTACGCCACCAGGCAGGAAGGCGGGGGAGAGATCGAATACCAGTCCACCGGCAGGCGGCGGGCCTCAATGGCAGTTGACGGGTATCTGCAATGAACGAACAGGAAACCAGCAAAAAACCGGTTACCGACGAGATCGCGGTTGCCACCAAGGATATCGATATATTCCAGGGCTACCTGGGAAGGCTGGAGAACCCGGACCCGACCATCCTGAGCGAGGGCAAAGGCAAGGGGCTCAAGCTGTACGACGAGGTGGACCGGGACGCCCATGCCGGCAGTGTATTGCAGACCCGCTACCTGGCGGTGGCCGGGTTGGAGTGGGAGGTGATCCCGGCGGATGACAGCGCAAAGGCCCAGGCAATCGCCGATTTTGTCCGCGAGGCGGTGGACGGGTGCAACTTTACCCAGGCCATCCAGGAGTTGATGCAGGCGGTGCTGTACGGCTTTTTCGTCGCCGAGGTGTTGTGGACGGTGCGGTCTGGCGCATGGGTGCCGCAGAAGCTGATCGCCAAACACCCGCGACGGTTTGTCTTCACCCCCGAGCGGGAGCTGCGGCTGTTGACCCCGGCCAGCATGGTCACCGGCGAGCCGGTGCCGGAGCGCAAGTTCATTACGTTCACCTATGGCTCCAGCGACAACCCTTACGGCAAGGGACTGGGACAGAAGCTGTGGTGGCCGGTGTGGTTCAAGAAAAACGGCATCAAGTTCTGGCTGATCTTCCTGGACAAGTGGGGCTCGCCGACGGCGGTGGGCAAGTATCCGGCCGGAGCGACCAAGGAACAGAAGGACATGCTACTGGAGGCCATCGAGGCCATCCGCCAGGAGACCGGGGTCACGATCCCGGAGTCCATGGTCATTGACCTGCTGGAAGCGTCCAGGTCCGGCAACATTACCCACGAGTCGCTCTGCGAGTACATGGACCGGCAGATCTCCAAGGCGGTCCTGGGGCAGACCCTGACCACCGAGGTGGGGGGCGAAGGGAGTTACGCGGCATCGCGGACCCATGACGAGATCCGCAACGAGATCCGCAACGCGGATTCCGACTTGCTGGCTGAATGCCTGAACGGGAGCCTGATCCGCTGGCTGGTGGACCTGAACTTCCCGGACCGGCTGTATCCGTGGCTGGACCTGCGCACCGAGGAAAAGGCCGATCTCAAGGCCCGGGCCGAGACGGACCGGATTGTGGTCAGGGAAATGGGGCTGCCGGTGGCGGTTGACTACTTCTACGATACCTACGGCTATCCCAAGCCGGACAAGGGCGCGGAGCTGATCCAGCCGCCCCAGGGAGCGGCGCCGCTGTTCAGCGAGGGCGATCGCGAAAGGACGTTCACCCCGGAGCAGCAGGCCCTGGAGGGGCTGGCGGACGCGGCCCTGGCCGGGGTGGACCTGGGCGGCAATGAAGAGAAGATCCTGGCGGCGGTGCGGGCGGCTTCCTCGTTTGACGAGGCCATGGAGAACGTCTTGGCCCTGTTCCCGGACCTGGACATGGAGGGGCTGCGGGACATGACCGAGCGGGCCATTTTCAACGCGGAGATGTACGGCCGGAGGACGGCGATCGATGACCGTGACGCTTGAGCCCTTGCCCATGGAGGAGGCGCGGCGGTTCTGGAAGGACAAGGTCCAGATGTCTCCGTCTGCCTTTCGCAAGCTGGCCGACGAGGCCAAGGTAAAAGCCTTCGCTGTATCCGGCATCGCCAAGGGCGACGAGCTGAAAACGGTGTTCACGGCGATGGAGCGGGCCATCGATGACGGCATCAGCTTTGATCAGTTCAAACGGGAATGCGGCGATATCTTCGAGCGGCGTGGCTGGACGGGCAAGCGGGCCTGGCGGGTGGACAACATCTTCCGGACCAACATCCAGACCGCCTACAACGTCGGGCGCTACAAGCAGTTGACCGAGGACCGGGACGTTTTGCCCTACTGGATGTACAGCGCCATCAACGACTCCAGGACCCGGCCGACGCACCTGGCCATGAACGGCAGGGTGTGGCCGGCGGACCATCCGGTGTGGAACACCTGGTATCCGCCCAACGGCTACCGCTGCCGCTGCAGCGTGATCGCCCTGACCGAGCGCCAGGTGAAAAACAGGGGGCTGCAAGTACAGGACAAGGACATCACCCACCGACTGATCGAGCCGGTTGATCCGGAGACCGGCAACAAAATGCCGGCCCGGCAGATGCTGCCCGATCCGGGCTTTGCCACCAATCCGGGCAAGGATTACTGGGGCGACCTGGGCGGCGTCATGGCCGAGCGGCTGGCCGCCTACCCGGCCCAGTTGGCCACGGCGGTGCTCAAGGAGCTGAGCCGCCAGAAAGAGCTGAAGGAGCTGCTTGAAAAACAACGCCGGGACCAGGGCGGAGATGAGCAGAAATGAAAAAGGCCAAAATCGGCTCAAATTTGCAAAAACGGGAGAGCGCGCCCCGACCCACGGGCAAGGCCGGTTGCTCTCGATACAGGAAAATTTAAACGGGGTTTAAACGGGGTTCTGTCGTGCCGGGGATAACACTGAAAATTGATCGGGCGGATGTCAACAAGATGCTGGAAGGGATCGTGGATCGGACGACCAACTCCACGCCGGCCATGCGCAAGATCGGAGCCATCGGCCGGGAGTCGGTACGGACCAACTTTGCCCGGCGCGGCCGGCCGGTCCCCTGGAAGGGGCTGA